CAGCAGCTCTTTGTCCGTTTCAGGCATGGTCGGGCCCTGCGGGATGAACAGCAGGTTGATGAACACGGCGACCATTGTCAGCACGAGGGTGCCGGCGAGGGTGATGCCGACCCAAAAGCGCAGGCGGGCGTTGAGCTGCTCGGGGCTGTAGGGCGGCCGGTTGGGTTTTAGATTGTCTAACACGTCGCGGCCTCCTGTTGGCCTTGGTCGGGTGTCATTACTGGGCTGGTCAGTGCACGGTTTTTGGTTCGGATCGTTGTGGTTGTTGGGCATTCGATCCAGGTTTTGTTATTGCAGGCGCTTGCCAGCACGGTGATTAGCGCCGCCACGATGGCGACGCGGGTTTTCATTCGGGACGGGTTCCTTCCGTTTCAGGGTGTAGTTGGGCAACAATCAGCCATTCGGCGTATTCATCGTCGGTCATTTCGCGTTGGCCGTATGTGCCGTCGTCAAGGATGGTTGCTATTTCAGGTTTCATTAGCCCTCTCGGTATCCGTAGACAGTCCATGTGCCGGTCATGTTGTTGGCGCATGCGATTCGTATGCGGTCGATTGTGTTGCCAGCGTTTGACAATTCGTACCCGAATGACACGTTGTATGCGTTTGCAAAGTCGTAGTAATAGCCGGTCATTGAGGGGTAGGAACCTGACGCGCCGACGCTGCTGATTTCCAAGAATGTCCTGGTAATGCGATTTTGATCAAATACTGTGCCAACAAGGGTGTCTGTGCCGTTATTACGAGCACCGACAGCACCCGAGCCACCTGTAAAACTTACATACCAACCTGCGCCGTAGTATCCGCCAGTCGCTGCGCCGCCCGACGTTCGTAGCGTTGCGGTCACGTTTGTGGCCCCTGTTCCCGTGTGCCGGTAAGGCGCAATGACGACACGGTAAGCTTTGTAAGTCGACGTAAATCCTGTGATGTCTGCGGTGGCCGCGTTGCTAAACGACCCGCTCGACACATAAACCAACCCGCTATTCGCCAAATAGGTGTTGGTGTCGGATGCGGTGAGCACTTCGCCGGTTGTGAATGTTTTGACTGCCATTAAAACCCCAATCGGTTGCTGTCTAGTTTGCCAAACGTGGCATCGTTTAAAATCAGATACTGATAAAACGCGGCCGACACAACGTGGTATGTGATTCGCGTCGAGTCAGGTGTGCCCGACAACGTTTGCCCAATGACGAACGATTTGTAGGTTGAGCCGCGAAACTTAAGATTGACGCCGTTGGGAATATTCAGGTTGATCCAAGTGTTATTCGTCTGCCGATTGAGCACGACCGAAAACTGTTGGATGATGGCCGTTTTGTTAGTCAGCTGTGAAGCGACAAAGGCTGCGACCTGGGTGGCGTCCGCATCGGTTTGAGAATAAGTGTTGAACGCATATGTGTAATCGCCCGTGCCGCTGGTCAGCGTGTTGCCGCCAATAATCGTCACATTGACGCCGGTGGCGTAGTTGTCGGCCAACGTAGTGAACTGCAAATTGTCGTACACGGTCGGGTTAGTGCCGGTGCCGTCGTCCGAAGCGTCATAGAACGAAATCCCTGCCTGCCAGTTGCGGCCGTTGAATTGGATTTCGCCTGCGCTGGCACCGAGCAAGCCTTGTTCGGTGTTGCAAAGTATATTTAGCAGCTCAAGCACGTTTGCGTCGTCAAGAGAAAACGCTTTGACGCTGGACAATCCAGGGTAAAACGGATTCGATGTGACGGTGACGTTGGCATAACCAGCCAGCACGATCGCGGTCGACACCGTGTTCGATCCGGAAGCGACGGTGCCCGAGACGGTGGCGCGGCCCGCATACGCCAAAGCATCTTCGCCTTCGAGCGTCCAGGTGTCCATTGCCGACACGATGCCGTAGTCAATTTTCAGGTCAGCGACACGGAACGTATAGACCGCGTCAAGGCCGCCAAACGTGAGCGTCGCGCTGAACGTGTCGCCGAGCTCGATGGATGGCAGCAGGTCGGGGCGGCGGCCGCTGACCGTGATCGATCCGGAACGGAACGGATCGGTGATTTTGCGCCGACCAATGTTGATGTTCACATTTTGGACGTCGTCGACAGTGTTTGCACCGAATGTGATCGTCCAAGTGGGAAGAGTCATGCGGCCATCCAGGGCACGGACGCGCCGTTTTGGCGGTACCAGCGGGTGATCGTGTCCACGACGGCTTGTGGGTCGCCGCCGTGCACGTTGATCGTGACATTCCCGCCGGCGGTGCCCATGCGGTCGAGGGGAACAACGGCTTCGGGTCCGGCTTCGCCGATGAGCGCCAAGGTCGGGCCGGTCACGATGCCGCCGTCGGCTAATGCGGGGATGTGGGGGATGTCGGGTGGGTTGATTTTGATTGGACCGACTCTAAATTCCAAAAGATTGTTGAGTCTGTCAATTGCGTTGGTGTTGATGAAACCGATGATTGCGTTGGCAAACGCTTTGCCAATTTCGAGCCCCCTATTCGCCAAGCTTTTGAACGCTTCAACCATTGTGTCAATGATGCCTTTAGTAAACTGGCCTGCAAACAGGACAAGCCCTTTGAGCAGATCGGGTCCAATGTCGATCAGCCATTTGAGCAACGCGACTTGCAATTTGTAAGTGGCTTCAATGAGTTTTGGGTAAGCTTTGGTCAAGATCCATTCGATCATGTCGCCAAGAAATGTGCCAAGATTTTTGAGCGCTTCGGGGCCTGATTCTTTGATCCAGGCGGTAAATGCGTCTTTAAGTTGAACAAGCTTGTCGCGCAATAACGGCAGCCCGGTGTTGATGATCCATGCGCCAAGTTTTTGCAGCACTTCGCCGATTGCTTCCATGATCTTCGGCCAGGCTTCTTTAATGTTTTCACCAATTAAACGGAGGACGCCGCCGAGTCCTTCTTTGTCAAACACTGCCGATACTTTTTCAAATGCGGGAATAAGTGTTTTAGTCGCAAAGCCGACAAGTTTTTCAAGGAGGGGCAACAGTGCTGTGCCAAGTGTTTCGGAGGCTTCGCCGAAGGCCACTTTCAGCCGGTCAACGCGGCCCACGGCGGTGTCGGCTAGGGCCGCCTGGGTGCCGCCGAAAGCGTCGTTTAGTGCAGCTGCGGCCGCCGTGAAATCTTTTGATTTTGTGATTGATTCATCAAGCGGGACGCCAAGTTTGGTGAGAGCTGTGAATTGGCCGTTGTAGGCTTTGCCGAGGGCTAGGGATACTTGGTCTAGGTCCTTGCCGGTGCCTGCGGCTATGTCCATTGCCAGCGTGAGCTGCGACATGGCCGTGTCGGAGTCGCCGGTAGCGCGGGCCAAGATTTCCATAGCGCTGCGCAACTTGGTGTCGGCGACGCCGCTGGCCAGCGTCATTGCCGATATTTGGTCCTCGATTGCGTCGACGTTGGCGTCGGTTGCGCCAGTCGTGTTTTTCAGTGCTTTGCGGAGTTTGGCTTGTTCTTGTGCGTCTTCGGCGGCGGCCTTGACGCTTGCTCCTAGCCCTGCGGCGAGTGCGCCAGCGGCGATTGCGGAGCCTTTGGCTATGGCTTTGAATGAGCGGCCAGCACGGTCGCGGAGGCTTTCAAGCGCTTTTTCGGCTTCTTTGACGCCTTTAGGTTGGAAGTCTGTGACGATAGGGACTGTTATTGCCATTACTTCAAGTCCCTTTCGACTCGGTCCATTACGTCACCAATTAAATTTTCCATTTCGCGTTGGACTTTGTCCTGGTTGCGTTCGGCCGCTGGCCACAAAAACCGGGACGGCTGGCCAAAACGGTTCAGCGACGCGCCGAGACGGTTGGCCCGTTTCTTGCCCGCGACTTCGATGATGCCGGCCGCTAGGTCTTTTTGTTGAATTTTGACGGCGCTGCCAGCTTTCCGGCTGGTGTCCACTTTGAATCGCAGGCCGCGTCGAGCTGCTGTCGAGTTGTAAGGGAATTTTGGTGTCCCATTTTGGGCCCAGTTGCGGGCCATGCCGGACAGCAGGGTTTCGCTGTAAGAGTTTTTGGCGTCAGTAATGATCGGAGCGGCGACAAGTTTTGCGTCTTTGGTGAATTGTTTGCGCAGCTGTGGGTCGATCTGTCGGAGGGATTTGATGGCTTCTTTTGTGCCTCGGATTTCACCTGCGAAGTGCGCGGGCATTTTTTGCCTCCTTCCGTTGATCGTTCAAAATTTTGATGACTGTTGCCAAGTCGCGGGTTTCAAACGTGATTTCTTTTGGCCAGAAGCCTGTTTCGGCTAGCAGTTGGGCTAGGCCGAAACTCCAGCTTCCGGCGGGGTAGGGTTTTGTGGCTCTTCGTTGGCCACGTCGAGGTCAACGATTTTTTTCACGAAATCGTCGTAGACCAATGGCACTGTGATCCCTGATGTTTTGGATGCTGACCAGGCCAGAAACGCTAAATCGTCGTAGCCGATTCCTCGGGCTAGGTCTGATGCCTGGCGTTTCATTTTGCGTTCCCACTCGATGACGTTGGCAAATGTCGTGGTGACTTCGTATTTGCTGTCCGTTGTGGTGACGTTAAGGGTCAATTTCATGGTGTTTCTCCTTGCACGGTTGGAGAGTTAATTACGGGCTGGTGATGTCGCGGGCGAACGTTCCACCAGTGAACGTTACGTCAACGGTGGCGAGTTCGCCGACGGTTGAGTTGATCGGCGTAAACGACTCGAGGTATGCGCCGGTGATTGTGTATTCCGGGTTGCTGGCCGATTCGGTGGTGCCGCTCGGCGAGATCACCAGGGTGCTGCTTTTGCCGACCATCGCCCACAGTGCGCCTTCCGTTTCGCTGGTTGCGCCTGTGCCGCCGTAAGCCAGGAAAAGGGTAATCGTGCACTCGACCTGTGCCAAGCCCGCCGTGAAGGTGCGCCCGGTGTCGCCGAAACTGGTTGATTCCAGAGCGTCATTGCCGATCGTGAGCGTCACCTGGTTGGCTTCGGCGCTCAAGTCGTATGTGGTTGCGCCCTGGGTGATGTTGATGGTGGCGTTTGACAAAAACGTTGTAGGCATTTCTAGTTTCTCCTTGCCGCAATTGCGACCGTTAAGGAATAGGCGGGTATTTGTTGGTCGCCGACTGTGACGGCGATTGGTCTGCCGTCAGTAACGGCGAGAGTGGTTGACGCCATGATGGTGTCGGCGGTCGTGATGAGGTAATCTTCGGCGTCTTGGTTGCCGGGCGGGGCCGCCAAAATCAGCAGTTCGAACCGTATGTCGCCGACGTTGTAGGTGAAGCTTTCAAACGTGGGCGGGTTAATCATGACGGTCATGGGTCGAGCGTTTCTCGGATCGGTAACGCTGGCAATGCCAAGCGCAGTCAGCGCGTTGACGATCGCAGTGCGGGATTCGGCGAAAATGCCTGTTGCGGGCATCAGGCCACCTGTGAACGGCGGATGCCGAGCAGACGCATGATCTGACCCATTGACCCGATTGGTGTTGGGGACCCCATGTCCTGGAACGACGCAAAACTGTCGATCGATCCGCGTTCACGGTACAGGGCCGCCGCGTACATGATGGTGCCGAGCTTGACGGCACTACTTGGCGCGGTTGTCAGAGACTCAGCTTGGTAGCCGGCCATCTTCCGCGCCTTGTAGGCCCAAGCGTTGGCGGCATCCGTGCATACCCCAACGAAGGTTGTGTCGTTAGCGGTAGCCACGGAAATACCTAGCCACGACAGAACGTCT